TGGGCGCAGCTTTGCCCGAGCTGTCTTGTCTGCCATCACCTCATAGGCCGCGGCCCAATCAGATAGCGTCGGGTACTCGGATACAGGCTCATCCTTGCCGGGCACGAATAGAAAGTAAGACGACTCAGACTTTCCCTCGGGCTCCTGGGCGACCTCCTCTTGGGCCTGGCCAACCTCGACGTGGTGGCGCTGGCCATCGTCGACCTCTACAACGGGCTCGAGTATCTCGGGCAGGGCAACGGTAGGCTCTGGCCTCGGCAACGCGTCTAGCGGGTTCCTGGTGGCCTTCGCGGGGGTGATATCTTTCTCTGGCTGGCTCGGGAAATCCTGTGCCTCCTCCACGGTGATCAATCCCTTGAGCACGTCTGGGAACGCATCGCGCAGCGCGAACCCTCGAGCTCTCATCTGCATCATTCTTTTTGGATACGCAGACCAAGGCCCCTGCTTCGCCCATAGACCAGCTCGCTTGGCGTCCTCGACCGAGAACTTGACCGTCACCGGAGTGCGACCCTTGCGCTTGGCCACGCACACTGCGACCGGGTTCGGGCTCCCTTCGTTCTCGAAATACTCCTCGATGTCCTCGCACACCGCGCTGGCCTGAACCAGGGCCATGGCTGCGTCGCCGTACACAGATGGCTTGCCATTGATGCACGCAATATTCTGGAGCGCCTGCAGCGGCGCCAGGCCCAGCTCACGTCCCCACTGGATAGCTACCAGGACATCCTCTGGCTTGCCCTGGTACGCCTTGGGAACCATCTGAGACTTGGCCAACATATCCGAGAACCTCATGGCCTCATCTAACGTCACGGGCGCAAAGCCCTGGTTGTTTTGTACTTGTAGATTCACTTGTGTTTCTCCTCGATTAAAAATTGATCCATGGTATCCAGCACAACATTGACCAGCGCGTCAACGACATCCATCGCTCGGTCACGATTCATAAAGCTGCCCGGTGTTCGGTTGGCAGCGTCAAAGCACAGCGCCTGCAGCTTTAGCGCTGCCTGCAGACGTGAGTTCATTAGCTTGTGATCTCCTGGGCTCATTTCTTTTTTGCCTCCTTAATTGACAGAGTTGATTGCCTGATCGTGTATGCGTCCTTCGCGGGTACCGTCTTCGCAGGCTGGGCATCGTATCTTTTGATTGGCCACTTGATGTCGTACCTGCCGGCCTCGGCAAACTCAGCGCTGTCCATCATGTCTTTGAGTTTTTTCTCATCTTCTGCCACATCTTTTTCAATTTGTTTGAGCTCCTGTTTTGCCCTGAAAATTTTATGAGCGAGTTCCTCGGCATCGATCCCAAGCTCGATTGGGTCTGGCCTCGATGGGTACGGACCTCTGTGCTCTGGCCAGCGCTCCCCATCAGCTGGTGGGTAGTAGTCGATCTCGCCGGTCTCCTTCCACTTGTCCAGCTTGTCTTGGAACTCGCGGGTGACCCTGGCAATGTAGTCGATGGTTTCCTGGTGCGGCTCAAACAAAAAGATACGCAGTGCTGTGCCACGGTAGAGTGTGGCCACGCACCCCCACTTGGCGTGGATGATATCCATCTGCGCCTGCAGCTGGATCGGGCCGCGCCACAGTGGCGGGGTGTCCTCTACGTCCATCGCTGTGAGCTTGGCCTCGAGCACGCCGACTCCATCTAGCTTGATGGTGTCAGCTCCAACCACATAGATGCCGCTGTCCGGATCGTGGTGGATTACCTGGCCGCCACCATCTCCGGTGCCATCGAGCGAGCAGCACAGGGGCAACTCCGCGTGGTACCTGGCGCTGGGGTGATCGATTACCAGGTCAGACAGGCGCAGGCGCTCCGCTGCCTGGGTGAGAATCAAGGGCTCCATCAGGTTGCCCCAGGCCATGGCTTCGTTGCCAATATCTTCGCGCTCGATAAACTGCATCGCGTTGATTGAGCACTCGAGCTCATCGTTGGGGGTCCGGTACTTTGACAGGCCCATCACAGCTGTGAGACGTGACGCCGACATCATTGTGTCGGGGGTGACTTTACTTACCATTTCTTTTTCCTTTTGCTTTGATTAGTCGATAGCTCGCGTAGCGCTTGCCGTTGGTGTAAATCATTGTGGTGTGGATGTTGTGGCCAACCTCACGCAGCTCCGCGATCCTGGCCGCCAGGCGAAAGCACTGGCACCCGGCCAGCGCAGCGATAGGCGTAACGTGCACACCGCGTTGCAGCTCCTCAAGAATCCATGCGTTCTGGTTCATAGAGTGAGCTCCTCAAATAAACGCAACGATTAAAAAGAAAGCGGCCAGGGCAACAGCGCCTGTTACCTTTAGCCAGATTGGCTCATCGACCTCGGCTGGCTCGATGGGCAACATATCTCGCCAGCTGCGAGCGTGGTTGGTGCGTGGGTCTACATATAAATCGGGTTTTCGTTTCATAGTTTTCCTCTGGTTTAGTTATCGCGTGGTGCGTGATTCTGCAGCTGCTCGACCATCTTTCCCAGCTCTCTCTTTTGCTGGCCGGTCAGGCGGTTGCAGTGGATGCGGTCGGATCGGTGGATCACCCGGCCAATGGCCAAAGTGATTGCCACAAACCCAACCAGAAACAGGACGCCGTACATCAGGCGGCCCGTCTCATTAGGTTGGCCACCTGGCTAGGCGACCACGTTGTGTTGCCGCGTGGCGTACACACCCCGCGAGCTGACAGAGCAGCTGCGATGTCACGCAGTGACTTGGACCCGGTCTTGGCAATGATCTCGCGGACCACTGGGCCAACACGCTGGGCAAATGCGTCTGCGTTGGCCTGGACGGCCTCGATGCCTGCAGCTGATGCCTTGGCCGGGTCAGGTGATCCCAGCTTAACTCCGCGAGCTTTAGCGGCTGCCAGGGCAGCTTTAGTGCGGCGAGATATCTCCTCGCGCTCGTGCTGGGCAAAAATAGCGCGTACACCGAACTCGAGGGTGCCAGCGTGTGGCATATCTGCGGCCACAATGTTGACGCCAGAGTCGCGCAGGGCAAACAGGAACCCCACCTTACGCGATAGGCGGTCGACCTTGGCAATCAGCAGAGCCGCGCCAGCTTTCTTGGCCATCGCAATTGCAGCTGCGAGCTGTGGGCGGTCATTGTCTTTGCCAGACTCGATCTCGGTAAACGAGTGAATGATCTGTGTGGCGTATGGGGCCACAGCGGCCTGCTGTGCCTCGAGGCCAAGGCCAGAGGCGCCCTGCTTGTCTGTGGAGACGCGGTAATAAGCAACGTATTTGGACATAATCAACTCCTGTATCTCGGTGGTTGGTGATTGCACTGTGCAATACAAAACGAATATTGCCTAAGTTGTTTTTTGCTGTCAAACCCTTTGTAAACAAATAATTTATAGGTGCTTACCCTAATATCGGCTACCAGGTAAGCTATTCGGTTATTATTCGGTGCATTCACAGTGCAACTAAAGGAGCCAAATGGCCACCCAAAACCGCCCATTGATGGTCAGGCTGCGCCCTGACACGCGTCAGCTGCTCGAGAGGGCCGTGTCGGACCAGCGCCGCAGCCGCTCTAGCCTGGTAGAGCAGGCGCTCAGGGAGATGCTCGAGGCCAGGTACGCCGATGTTGCGTCCAGGCTCGACCAGATGCTGGGTGGTGTTCGATGAATGGCCGGGGCAGGCGTAACAAGGGAGCCAACGGGGAGCGAGAGCTGGCTGCGATATTGACTGACCAGCTAGGGTTTGAGGTCAAGCGCAAGCTTGGCCAGGCAAGAGATGGTGGCCACGACATCGAGATTGGCCGTTTCTGCATCGAGGTCAAGCGCCAGGAGAGATTGGCCATCGAGGATTGGTGCCGGCAGGTTGAGCTATCGGTTACGACGAGCTCTCCAATTGATTCTGAGGGCTCTGTTGGCTCGCCTGTGCCCGTGGTGATATTCAGGCGATCTGGGCAGCCCTGGAGGGCCGTGGTGCCCTTGGATTGGTTTTGTAAGGCAGTGAGGGAGGATCTAGGTGGCTAACGAGCTCTACAGGCACGTCACGTTGAGGGAGGAGGCCGTGTTGGGCACCAGGTGGTGCTCGCACTGTATGCATCGACGACCGATACAGGGGGGAACATGGAAGACGTTGAACGGGGGAAAGAACCGGCGGTGGCAGTGCATGAGCTGCGCGGAGAATCAGAAGATGAGAGCTGCGCAGACTGCAAGAGCGTGAGTTTCAGGGGGTGGTTTTTATGGTC